TTTAAACAAGCTAAGAAGACTGCGAAGAAATAATGGTAAAAAAAGTATATCAGAACCCAGAAGGTGGCTTAAACGCCAAAGGCAGGGCATACTTTAAGAACAAGGAAGGCGCTAACCTGAAGCCTCCCGTGTCCGCTAAGGAAGCTGCAAAGTCTCCTAAGAAGGCTGCTCGTAGGAAGTCTTTCTGTGCCCGTATGAGTGGTGTTCCTGGGCCTATGAAGGATTCTAAGGGCAGGCCAACAAGGAAGGCTTTAGCACTAAAGAAATGGGATTGTGGTTCGTAATGGGACAATATAGCCAAAGATCCTTAGAAGGTAAATTTGCTGAAATAGAATTTGAAAAAGAATGTTTAAAAAGAAATTTAACAATTGCCAGACCAATAATTGATAATCAACCGGGATGGGATTATGTTGTAGACTTTGGTGATGGTTTAAAAAAAGTACAAGTTAAAAAAATAGGTAGAAATTTTAATACCAAAAGACAAGAGTATAAAACAATTCAGCTTAATGGAAAAACAAGTTTTCGTAAAAAAGACGGTACATGGACGCATACTGTTTGGAAATACACAGAAGAATCTTATGATTATCTTGTAGGTGTAGATTTAGAGTTAAATGAAATGTATTTATTTCCTTTTGATGCATTAAAGGGTTTAAATAGGACACAAACACCAGTAGAAGGGCAGAAGTATAAAACAGGCTTAGACTGGTCTATTTATAAATGGAAATAAAATGGCAAACAAAACTTACTTAGAACTTGTCAATGAAACCTTGGTTCGCTTGCGTGAGCCAGAGGTTACTGCCGTTACTGACAACGCCTATTCTAAACTTATTGGTAGGTTCATCAACGATGCTAAACGGCAGGTTGAAGATTCCTATACTTGGAATGCCCTGTCGGAAACGCTGACAGTATCAACATCTGCTAACCTGTTTAACTATGTCTTGACTGGCATTGGTCAGCGGTTTAAGGTCATCGATGTTATTAATTCAGAGTCTGACTGGTTCTTAAACTATGAGACAACTAGGAAGATGGATGAGTTGTTCTTAAACAGCGGCACAGTTTTAGTTGGTGCTCCTGATCGTTATAACTTTAACGGTGTAGACTCCAACGGAGATACACAGGTAGACCTCTATCCTATCCCTGATGGTGTCTATAATATCTACTTTAACGTAATTAAGCCACAGGCAGAATTTACCGCTGCTTCGACACAGATCAAGGTTCCATCAGAGCCTGTGATCTTTCTAGCCTATGCCAAGGCTTTGAATGAGCGTGGTGAGGACAATGGACTAAACAGTGCTGAGGCTTATGAGTTATACCGTCAGTCTCTATCAGACCACATAGCTGCTGAGGCTAACCGCTATCCTGAAGAACTCATTTGGGGTTCCATTTAATGAAAAGAATACAGACCGCTACTATTGCTGCTCCGGGCTTTCTAGGCCTAAACACGCAAGAAAGCAGTATTCAGTTGTCTTCAGGCTATGCTCTGAGGGCACAGAATTGTGTCATCGATAGGTACGGTCGTATTGGGGCTAGGCGTGGTTGGACACCTGTAAATACAGCAGTCAACACAGACTTAGGCTCTGGTAACGCTGTAGAATTCATCTTTGAGATGATTGATGTTGGTGGTAACCAGACCATCAGTGCCGGTAATAACAAGTTGTTTACTGGCACCACAACGATGACCACCAAGACTGTTAGGACACAGGCCAACACTGCTGATGTGTCTTACACGATAACAGGCAATAACTGGCAAGCCGCAGCTTTGCCCTATGGTGATGGCTCTGACGCTGTTTCCCATGCTTATATGGTCCAGACAGGACACCCTGTACTGGTCTACCACAATCTACCTACTCCAGGCACTGGCGCTACCTTCTCTGTAGCTACGATTAGCGGTGGTGGCGGTACTGGTCCGATAGCAACAGTAACAGTCACTGCTGCTGGCTCTGGCTACAATGTTGGCGATATATTGACATTGGCAGGCGGCACAGGTTCTAATGCTAAACTAACTGTGGCAACCCTTAGCGGTACTGGTGTAGCCACTGTGACAGTCTCTACCGCCGGTACAGGATACACAGCCAGTGATGCTCTGACCAGCACAGTCACTACTATTGCTAACCCACACTCACATTCTGGCTCCTTTGGCTTTCAGCAGTTAGGTGATGTAGGAACATTACCGACAGGCTACTCTACATCAGACTTTAAACCAAACTGTACCTTAGCTGCTTATGGTCGTATCTGGATGGCAGACCTTGTTGGTGACAGGCAGACTGTGTACTTTAGTAGGCTCTTGGATGGCTCTGACTTCCAAGGCGGTGACTCAGGCTCTCTGTCGATTAATTCTGTGTTCCCCAACAATGACCAGATTATCGCTCTAGCGGCCCATAACGGCTTCCTAATCATCTTTGGTAGGAACAACATTGCTATCTATAGCAACCCCATAGATGTCACTTCCTTGGCCTTGGCAGACTTTATCCCCAATGTTGGCTGCATTGCTAGGGACTCTGTCCAGAACACAGGAACAGATATTGTCTTCCTGTCCGACTCTGGTGTGCGTAGTCTCCAGCGGGTTATCCAAGAGAAGTCACTACCTATGCGGGACCTGTCTAAGAATGTCCGTGATGACCTTATTACTGCGGTGGCTTCAGAGACAGCCAGCACCATCAAATCTGTCTATTATGACCGGGATGCCTTTTACTTGCTTACCCTGCCAGCAACCAAGGTTACCTACTGCTTTGATATGCGGGGTGCTCTACAGGACGGATCTGCCCGTGTCACGATATGGGATAGCCTCGATCCAAAGGCCTTATTTGTTAACCAATCCAAGCAACTGCTGTTAGGCAAGCCTGGGTATATCGCTAGATACTTTGGACACCTAGATAATGCCTCTACTTACCGGCTACAGTATTACACCAATTACTTTGACTTTGGTAGTCCAACAGCCTTAAAAGTCCTTAAAAAGATAGGATTTGTGGTCATTGGAGGCTCTGGTGACGCTATAGCCATCAAATGGGGCTTTGATTACAAAGAAAATTACAATAGTGAGACGAAATTACTTGACACTGGCGTAGTTTACGAGTATAATGTTGGGGAATACAACATTGCTGAATTCTCCAATGGTGTCGTTCTAGACCAGTTCCAGATCAATGCAGGCGGTACTGGGGCTGTCCTACAACTAGGACTAGAAGCCGAATTAAATGGTGATCCTCTTTCTATTCAGAAAATCGATGTCTATGTCGCACAAGGAAAAACAGTATGAGCAATTACACGAAAGCAACTAACTTTGCATCTAAAGACGCACTTAGCACTGGTAACCCAGCGAAGGTTATCAAAGGCACTGAGATTGATGCGGAATACACCGCCATTGCCTCTGCTATATCATCCAAGGCAGACAGCAACAGCCCAACACTTACAGGTACTCCGTTAGCGCCTACAGCGTCTTCTGGGACAAACACTACGCAGATTGCAACCACAGCCTTTGTTTCTACAGCAGTAGCAGCAGCGTTTCCTAGCGGAGGTATTATTATCTGGTCTGGGTCTTCTGCATCTATACCTTCTGGGTGGGTGTTGTGTAATGGCTCTAACTCAACACCAGACTTAAGAGATAAGTTTGTTGTTGGTGCCGGTTCTACTTACGCAGTAGGTGCTACTGGTGGCTCTGCTAATGCCATAGTCGTAAGCCATACACATACAGCAACCGTTACTGACCCTGGACACGCACACTCATATAATGCTTTTATTGATGGTAGCCTTGGTCACGGAGGCGGGGCAACAACGAATGATTTTCCTACTGCTTTGACAACTGGATCAAACACAACTGGGGTAACCGTTGGTATTAGTACAACAGGCTCGTCAGCAACTAATGCTAACCTGCCCCCGTACTATGCTCTTTGCTACATTATGAAAACATGATTACACATCATTTTTCAGACAACTTATACGCTAAAGAGTGCTTCTTTCCTAAAGGCACACAGATTGTTCAGCATAAGCATAAATATGACCACCTATCTATTCTTGCTAAAGGTAAGGTAAAAGTTGTAGTAGATGATGAAGTTTTTGATATTGAAGCACCGCACTGTTTTAATATCAAAGCCGATAAACATCATGGTGTCTTAGCATTAGAGGACTGTGTTTGGTACTGTATCCATGCTACCAACGAAACAGACATTAACAACATTGATGAAGTTTTAATTAAGGAGTAGT